ATGAACTGGCAGTTAGTAAGAAGAGAACATCAGTTTCACCTTGTTGACCTATCTTTGAAGCCAAAAAAGATAATCCTTACCTTTACCCGTCAATCAATCCGTGACGTTTTAGAGTCTTACGCTTGCCTGAATGATAAAACCTCTCAATGGATTGGCTGTATTATCCGTAAGTTTCATAAAGAATACCCTGGTACCAGAAAGCGGGAAAACAAACCGCCCTGTATTTCTAACTATGCGCCTTTAACCCTTGTTGAACATATGAGAGCAAGGGGGTATCTTGTTTTTGAACCGTTGCCTTTCCCCGATTACGAAATAGCAAATTATTTGAATAAACGATGGGGCTATATTGTGGTAGCCGAAAAAGAAAACCAGAAGGTGATTCCATGTCTGAATTAAAAAATTATAAAGAGTCTTGCGGCGGTGTTCCCTTTATCATTGTCTTTGATGAATTCCTTATTAATATGCTTGGGCTTAGTAGTGAATTTACAAATCTTGACGAAAAAACAATCTTGGAGATATTGAAGCGTTCTGACCATGACTACGCATTAATCAGGGAATGTCTTTTATCAAGGGTGTCTGAAAGGGGGTGAGAAGATGAGTGTACCAGATGCGTTTTTGGAATGCCAGCATTATGACCCCTCTGGCGAGGGGCTTGGGGCTGACCGTTGCGATTATGAAGAGTGCCGTTTTTTTTGATATGGGCGGCAATGATGATTGCAGTTTTGATGATTGGGATGAGTCGGATTAACTTTTTTTATCACCAGCGTTTTTAACGCTGTCAATTTGTAAAAAAAGAGGTGAGTAAATGGAATTAGTAGTAGAAGGAACGATTTACAAGACGGGAAAAACAAAGGACGGAAAGCGTTCAATCGTGAATGTACTTGTTAAGCGTGCAGACGGGCAGGCTGACAGCTTAACGATATTCACAGACAAACATTCGTGGAAAGCGGGGCAAATCTTCAAGGGTAAGGTAAACGCTTACTTTGATATGTGCAACGAGGTTGGATCATGACAACGTATATGCTCGTTGGTTTCTTCTCGGTCATTGTCGTTTACCTTATGGGCTATGCATATGGGGCGGTAGTCTCCATGTTTAAATCACGCGAAAGCGAAAGGGGGTGAAAGAAATGGATGCAATGCTTACAGGCTTACAGGATTCAATAACGACAGGAGTGCCTGTTATTCTCACAGCGCTCGCAGGTATTGCTCTTCTGAAGTTCGGTATTCCGTTGGCAATATTTACGTATAATACTGTCCGCGGTTTCTTCGGAAAGAGGGCGTAAAAATTTGTGGGGTGGGCTATCCGCAAGGATTAAGCCCGTCCTACTCTTAAAGGAAAAAATAATAAATGAAATTTTTACTGACAATCTTTTTTTTAATAATCGCAAATCAGGCTTACGCTTCTCAGACTCTCGGCGTTGATGTTCCGTGTCCTACTCAATCAGAAGTTGGTTATATTCGGTTTGTATTCTCAACACGTGTTGCGCCTCGAAATGGCGTTATAGCTACCGGCATGACTAATATGGAAACTCGTCAAGGTGTTCTCTGGAATCATGAGCACGAAATGTTATTTAAAGCTAAATGCGACAATCCATTAGAGCCTATGACTTCTCATGTTTCTTTTTACTCTGATTATAACGGAGTAATCATTTACAGTTCGGAATGGGTAGCTGATGAAGTTGTCGGGTGGCTTTATCCAGGTATTTTTGCTTTCGGTTGTGCTCTCGCATTTGCATTTATAGGGGGAATAAAATCTGGTGAGAAATTATGAAAAAATATAAGCGTGTAATCTGTCTTGTCGTTCTTCTCTTTGTTTTCACTGCAACTGTAGCGTGGGCTTGGATTCCTCAGGCAATCGCAGCAGCGATAACATTGCGAACTGTAACGGGTGCTGTCATCACATATATGATGCGTAACGCTGTCGTTAAGGATATTGTTGCTGCTGCAACTGCTTCGGGTGTCGGATATTTAGCCTTTAAGCTTATTGATGGCGATTACGCTGCCGTGCCTCTGACCGAAACAAAGGCAGCGGTAGAGGCAGAGAAAGCAAAACTGGTTGCTGCCGACCCTTCTTTGGCTACAGTTCGGTTTGCAACTTTTGTTGACTATTGGGATAGTGTTTGCAGTGGTGCGGGGTGTACTGTTACAAGGTATGCTTATCCTATCCCTTCTGATACTGTTTTTTGCATGCGTCAGTGCGTTAGCGGTTGTACTTATCCTCTTAGCGGTATATCTTTCAGTCAAACTATTACCTATGCGAGCCAGGAGTATGTTGTTGCTACAATTAAGGATAGAAATAACAATGGCACGATAATTGATGATTCTTATGATAACTTGATGTATGCTTGGGGTGTCTGCGATTATAGTGCAAAAAATAATTACAACGGTACGAGTTCTGGTCTTACTGCTGCGTTGCTTCGGAGGTTAGAAGAGATTCCTGCGGTTAGGGATGTCATCGTTCGTGCTATTGGTCGTGATGGGGCAAAACAGAATGTTGGAGAATTAACTGGTGCTCCTGCTAACAGTTATGTTATCGATACGACTAATAACGGAGATGTTTACGTTACTAATAATTATGCTGATGCCCGTTCTTATACTGAGAATGTATTGCAGAGTGAAACGCAGCCTGTTGAAGAGACAGCTGCGAAAGATACTACTGCTGCTCCCGCAGAGGAGCTATCGGCTCCTCCTACTTCTGATGGCTCTTGCGGTGACTATGCGTATAAAAATAAATGGGACGTAATCAAAGTAGAAATCAAAACCGCTATTGAGGGTTTAGCTTTATACGCTTTGATAAATAAACTCGCAGACCTTACGGGTCAAAGCGGTTTTCCACATCAGTACACTATGGATTTATCAGGTGTTAATCTCGGAGTGAAAACAATAGATTTAGATCAGGGCTATCTTTTAGAACTTCTTGCGGTTCTCCGTTGGTCTGTTACTTCGATGTCTTTTATTCTGGCTTGGAAGATAGCCACATCATAAAACAAGGGGGTTTATAATGGATTGGCTGAGTGGTGTATTTACTTATATAGAAAAAGTATGGCAGGGGCTTCATTGCTTTCTCATTCAATTCTACGATTCTGTTGTTGACATTCTCATAGGCTTTTATCATCTGCTTGTTACTTTTTTAATCTCGCTTCTCTCTGTGATTCCTGCGCCCGATGCAATCATGAATTTCTCTTACGGGCCTATCCCTCAGGCCTTTGCTTGGGCTATTCATGACTTGGGTATTCGGGACGGCTTACTTGTTGTTGCTGCGGGTGCAACTGTGAAGATAACGAAAGACTTGCTTGCGATGGTGGCAAAATGAGCCGTCTATATTACGGAAAAAAAGGCTCTGGCAAATCTTACTGTGTAATTTTTCAAGAAATCATTCCCGCTCTTCGTGAGGGTCGGAAAGTCATCACGAACATTGACGGCTTAAATCTTCGGGAGCTTCGTAACTTCATCGGAAAAGAAATTGATGTTGAAGTCCGCATGAGCAAAAAATGGTGGCGTGAATCCTTAACGTGTGTTGTGGAAAATGAAGGAACGGAGCAAGAAAGATTAATTCCACATCCGTCTATCTGGTCGGGTGCTCTCTATGTCATTGACGAATGTCAAATGATTTGGGACGCACGGGAATTTAGAGATACCACAAAGGGTTTTCTGAGCATGATTGAATACGAGCGTCATTTCGATATTGATATTATCTTTGTAACGCAAAATGTAAAGCGTTGCGATGTTAATATTACCCGTCTTGCGAACGATTCTTTTCAAATAAAAAATCTCGGCTTTCTTCATGGATGGGCAAAAAATAAATTTGTTGTCAATAAGAGACAGACACCTTTTGATTCTGACGTTGTAGCTCAATACACTATGACTTATGACAAAACAATATTTACGTTGTACAGGTCTGGGGCGAATATCCATGAAAAAGGAACACGGACACGTTTTTCTTCGGTGCGTATCTATGCGATTGTCGTTCTTTTATTTGCGGGTTTTTTTATTCTTGTTCGGATTGGAAATCCGTTGACTGCTCTTGCAGGTCAACAGGAAAAAAAGCATGTATCAAAAAATAATAATAAGGCGGTGAAAAATCATGATAGCAATACTAACAATCTTTCTTCTGTTCCTATTTTTACCTCTGATACGAGCGTTTTTTCGGGTTCTACTCTTCCTAATCAATCGTCATCGTCAAAGGACACGCAGTTAGTAATGCGTATTACTAAGCAGTCAAGCGTTGCAGACTTAGAGAATCAATGTCAATTAGAGGGCTATGTGAAAAGCAAGGATAAAGATTTCCGATATTATGAGTGCAAGGAAGGGTCTGTAATTGTTCATAACGGCATCATAGAGCGTATATATAAGCGTTCTCCTTCCTCTGATACTCATTCGATTGTTTCAAGTGTTCCTGAGCCAGTTAAGGAGTCTCAGCTACATGATATAGGTCAAGCGTCAACGTCATTGGACCCCGCGCCGCTCGTCCCTGCCTTTGCAGGAAGCGGAGCGGGGGCTCCTGGGGATTTAGGAATAAATACTAACAAGTCAAACACTTTACAAGGAATAATTAAAAAACAAGGGGTTAAACCTGCGTTACATTGAGATAGAGAACCAAGATACATCCGAAAGAGTAGTAATAGATACTTATGTCGGGCGTTATCGCCGTCTCGGTCAAGGGTTCTTGAACAATCTCCGTATTAACCCCGGATTTGTTAAGCATATAACCCTTACTCAAAGGCATGAATCTTATAAACCTAACATTCTTAATTCTTTCTTCGTTCAGCTTCGCCGTTATTATGGCGATATTTCTTATATCTGGACTGCTGAAATACAGGAAGAACGCTTTGAAAAATACGGCGAACGTGTTCTTCATTGGCATGTTATCGTTGCTTTTGATAAAGATATAGATTTCGGTAAAGAAGATATTTTCCGTCTACAAAGATATTGGAAATACGGCAATCTTGATGTAAAGCCTGTTCGTAAAGCTTCAGTCGGCTATCTTATGAAATATATTTCTAAGGCTCTCAATATAGATGTTGGGGCAAAGATACGCCGTATAGGCTCGTCTCAAATCCCTGCATATTTTCGTATGGCATGGAAAAAATTTGTTAAGGCTCTTTGTTGGTTTACTGACCACGGCGCTCAATGGTTTGATATAACAATGCTCAAATGGAACTTTAAAGGGGCTTACGCTTTATTTTATGACTCTGAATCTTATCAACGACAAATCAAGTATATTTATAAACATCCTCCTTCTGGCTGGAAGCGTGTCCGTGGATTTGATTTTGACTTTGACCTGACTTCTTTTTAG